AGCCCGAATAATGAAATTCAATGAACCCGTAAGACCCGCTGGTATTGGAAGAAGACAAGTCGCATTCGAAATTGGTAATAATCCGAGTACATTCACTCTGATTGAAAACCAAGATAATGACGGCAATAATACAGGCTCGCAAACAGGGCAAGACGAAGCCGTACTTGCACAAGCCGTGCAAAGTGCCCGCGTGCTCGCTTATTCGGCTGCAAGTAGTGCAATTAGCAATAATATGAATGAAGTCTGGGGCATTAAGAGCGTAGTGCCTTGGGAGCACATTGTTAATTCAAGCCATCTCGGAAATAGCCTCATTAAGTGGGAATCAGACCCGCGTAATGAAGCCTATGGAATTAATACAAGCCTTGCATATATCGATACTGCAGACCCGACCATTATTAGAGTTCGCAAGAAAGGATGGTATCTTGTCAATGTGATATTTTTACAGACCGAATGGTATCATAACAACTCAATATATTATCTTAGAGCGCTTGCAGTTGATCAGCCCGATTCATTCTATACAATGCAAGATGTTTGCATCTCGGATACTTACCCTGTTTTGCGCCTCTCGACGCTTATAGGAGTTCCAGGCGGTAATAACCTAGGAAAACCAAGCACGACAATCGATGGCGGAATACAGATAGAATTTAGAAGCCAAAACCCCGGGCACGGAGCTGAAATCTTTACTCTTAACGATGACAATGTCGAAGCCCAACTTCAGATAATTTGGCTACGACCTTTCGAAGATGAAAATACTTACAACTTTGCATGAGTGAGAGATGAATAACAGATATTTAGGTATGACGGGTGAAGATAATAGTATAGTAGAATTTAAACTTGCTGACTTTGGCAAAGCTGGTAACGAGTATTTTGAAGAAATCGGTCTCATTATGACAAACGGAGTAATTTCCGTAACTGCACCTACGCAAGTTGGTAAAATTGAGAAAATTAGACTACTTCAAAGGGCTGGCATATACCCAGCTTATAGGTTTATCTCTATGCGCTTTTGGCTTTTTAATAAACCGACAAGCACTCAAGTCCTAAGACAAATGCAAAACTTCACCTCTACCGATATGGATGGACTTATTGGCTTTACTGACTTCAAAGGTACAAATTACACTCCATCTCCAGATACAACTTGGGAGATAGGTGGTGATTATGACTCTCTTGGTGATAACACTATGACGCTTGAAAACATAGTAGATATACCCTTTGTACTTGATGAAACGCAGAGAATTTATATTGTCGGTGAAAACATAGGAGATGCAAGAACTTACTCTGACAATACTTTATTTGCTTACTTATACTTAAAAATGGATTAAAATGGAATTTTATACAGGAAAAACAGGACAAGATAGAGTATTAAGAGCATTTGACTTCGGAACGCTCGACACAGCAACCTACGCTGCAAATGATGTACTCACTTCAGGGGCGATAGCTGTAGATGCGACTCGCTTTTTAGGCTTCTCTGGTGTCATTGAGCGCGTAATACTCAAAGAAACATCATCAGGTACTCTGCAAAAGCCTAATATAAGAATGTGGATATTCGGCTCGGCTATAACTCCTGCAGCGCGGAACTCTCCGCAGGCTTTTAACGGGACTCAATTTGATACCCTTGTCGGTTTTTTTGATACTGGTATTAATTGGGTAGATGGAGCGGCGGGAGTATGTGTCCTTCAGAGTTCACTCGACATTAAATATGTATGTCAACCGACAAGCAAAACTCTTTATATTGTTCCTGTACTACAAACAAGCAGTAAGACCTTCGCATCCGGCGCAACTATCAAAGGCCAAATCGTATTGAGACGCGATTGATGATCATTCGCATTACAGACCCAAAAGAAGAGCGAGCGATTAGAGCCTATGCTATTCGCAAGAAACTTCCAATAAGCAAGGCCGTATCTTTGGCCGTAAAAGAATGCGATCAACTCCTTATGGCGCAAGGCGAAATAGCAACTTGTAGATTTATGCTGAAAGTCATGAAGGAAGACTACTATAATAAAAAGCCCTGAAGGTCATACACAATCAGGGCTTCAGCTCTGGGGGGAGGCATACGGCTATGATGGGCCGCTGATTGCAATATACAAAAAAAAAGGCTACCTTCCCCGGGTAGCCTTTCGCACGCCAATGCTTAAGTATTTGGCCACCTGCAAAATTGAGCATGATGACAAACAAATATACTAAAATGATTCAAATAGAAATCCATAAAAATAACGGCGAGTCTTACCGCGCCGCCGTGCCCTCTCTGCAATCCGTGCAAAATCTTGCCGATATTCCTACAATTTCGAAAATTTTTATTTTTGCCATAACTCCCCGCGAATTCAACTACTTACGCTCTTTGCCCCTACCCTCGAAGATAGAAATAATTAGATAAATAAAAAAAAAGACTTGACATGTATTGATATGTTTCGTAAGTTCGCACCGTAATTAACAACGCACTAACAAACGGAGTGAACGCGATGAAACTCAAACCACACAAAATCTACAACTCTTTCGCCGAGGCAATGGCTGCAATCTTCTTGCATCCACCAGGCGAAGCTCAGGTAATGCCATACAACGGCAAATGGGTAATCTTAACAAGGAGCGCAAAATGAAACCCGAAACCAAGCAGGCGATATTTGAGATGGCCGTCGGACTCTTCGGCGGCCTGTTCCTAAGCTACTTAATTGTTTACGCAATCATTAATGGACTTGTACGATGAAAAAAAGATTAGAACTCAAGCTTTGGCATGGCGTGGCAATACTTGCACTTTGCTTCGTAGCAATCCGTGCTTTTGATTTATGGCTATATGGACGGGAGATAAAATGAGCGATTGGCTGACTATTCGCGAAGCCGCCGAATTATTCCAAGTATCGCGAAGACTCTTGCACTATATGGCCGTCGGACGGCCTGCAAGCAAAGTTCGCAATGAAAAAGAGGCGGTCTTAAAAAAAGTAAAGCAAGTGCCCTACGGCGAAAAAACAATGTATCTATTAAACTATACTGAACTTAAACGAATTTTAGGAATGAAGAGATGAAATACAATGCAGAGATACTAGCAGACATGGTGCAAACAGAACGCACCGACGCTATAGCCGAATATGAAAAATGTAGAAATGAAGTAGAGCGCCTTGAATCAGAACTCGAAAAAGCACAGGACGCCTTGGATATTGCCGAGGATACACTTAAATGTATGAATATTGTTGAATATAAATAATTAAAGGAGTTGAGACATGAGACTAATCACACAAACAGGCGGGATGCAAGTAAACGGGCTTAATGTCCTAATCTACGGCGATCCTGGAATCGGCAAGACCACACTCGCGAATACCGCGCCAAATCCAATTGTATTGGACTTCGACAGAGGGCTGCATCGTTCCTCACTACTAAAAAACGGCTTGCAGTTCGAATCATGGCAAGACTTGCTGAATAACAAGCAAGAGCTGGATAGCATCCTAGCCAAGCATGATACTATCATTATCGATACGGCGGGCACTGTTATTGAATTAATGCAGATGCACCTTACTATCAATAACCCCGGACTTCTTCGCAATACGATCAAGTTATGGGGCGAAACAAAGCGAACATTCCAAGAGTTTTTTACGCCTCTTAAGCTCTCGGGTAAAAACGTAGTTTTCATTGCACACGCCAAAGAGAAAGAAGAAGGCGATATGCGTATTAAACGCCCTCTCATACCAGGCGCAAGTTACGACCTACTTATGCAGTCATGCGACCTAGTAGGCTACTATACGACTCAAGGCAATAAGAGAGTATTGACCTTTGATCTTAGTGATAGCATCGTAGCCAAAAATTGCGCGGAGATCGCGCCCGTACATGTCGACGGCTTGCACTCTATGACGACTTGCCTTGCTGATATCTTAGAACATACCAAGACTGCAATTTCGAGACGCTCCAAAGAGCAAGAGGCCGCGATTGCCTTGGTCAGCGAGTGGAGCGAAAAAGCAAAAGCCGCAAAGGATGCTAATAAGTTTGTATCAGAGCTTAGCAAAGCAGGTCTTGAGGATGCTCTTAAGCGCGCGGTATGGGCTTCAGTAGTGACTACATTCGGCGAACGCGGCTTGCAATGGAATAAAGAAAGCGGTAAGTTTGAAGAGGTGGCAAAATGAGTCACACCTTCACAGTCTGGGGCGCATTCGATGAGGACGATGTGCTCCTAGATTACTCGCTTTCCGAAGAGGATGTCAGAGAGTGGGCTTATGATCGCTTTGAGAAAGAAATGTACAGCATAGCGAAAATAACAATACATGAACGCGAGCTTGTTAAGATTCGCAATTTAAGAGACCCGTATCAGGAGTATATCGATGAGTAAAACCGCAATGCAGACCCTACGGCATTCACTTGACTTCGCATATTATGAGGCTTCAGTGACTCGGACTCCAGGCGAAGTCCTATCGCAGATCAGATTCCAAACAGTTGACTTAATTGCAAAGGAACGCGAGCAAATTATTAAAGCATTCGAGGCGGGCGCAAAACTGAAAGAAGCTTGCACGCCGGAAGCGTATTACAGACTAGTATATGGAGGTGGAGATGATGAGTAAATATTGGATGCCTATCGAAACAGCCCCGAAAGATGGGACAGAAATTCTGGTGATGTATCACCATTGTGGACAGCAGTTTGTTCATGTTGCATCATGGTCATGGATAAATGAAGCAGAACGCGATTACAAAACAGACGGTGATGTGTGGAATACATATCAATTTAGCACTGTTGCCAACATTGATTTGGATGGTTTTTGGGAGCCTAAGTATTGGCTACCATTGCCTAATGTTGAAGGCCTTATTGAAAATTGGAATAATGAATTAAAATTCCAATTGCGACCATCTGTAGAATGCTGTTATGAAAGAGACCCGCAAACTAAGCACTTGACATTGTGGATTGCATTAGATGATATCGAAGATGTGCAAGATTGTGAAGACTTAAGTGCGGTTGCAATTTTGACAAAGCGTGACCAAGAGGTTTTTTATATCCATGATACTACAAAGCACCTGTTTCAAAGAAAGCTTGATAGATATAAAGGAATATGGTATGATTAAAATCTCCGCCACCCAACTCGAATCTTACCGCCGCTTTCTTGATGGTAAGATTACTGTCGAGCAGTTCGAGCGCTCTCTTTTGAGACTCGACCCGCCAAATGCAATGATGGAGCGCGGTATCGCATTCCACGAAATGATGCAAACCGACTACCCTATGGAGTTTGAAGGCAAGTTCAGCACTGATTGCATCCTGAACGCCCGTAATTGCATGGATTATCGCTCGCGAGTATTTGAGTACAAAGTTCGCCGCGTCTTCCGTACTCAGTTTGGAGATATATCAGTAACAGGCGTTGCAGACCAACTTATCGGACTTGATGTAGTGGAAATCAAAACCAAGTACAGTACAATTAGTTTTGATGACTATTACAACTCAATACAATGGCGTGTGTATTGCGAGCTATTCAACGCGCCCTTTGTCCATTACAAGATATTCGAGTTCGACTCACCTGAAGCGATGGACTTTAAAAACAAAGCGGAATACTCATTCCCGAGACCCGCGTACAATTACGAATATGTCCGAAACATGATACACTACTTGCATGAGTATATCTTAGTTCGAGGACTTGATAAAGAAGAAGTTTTACAATTACAAGAGAGCAAGGTGCTCGCTTAATTATTTATTGGAGATGAGATATGTTTAAGGAGCTATTTAAGAGATGGTTTGGAAGTACAACCTCAAATGCAAGTAAACAGAAACGAATTAAAGGCCATAAATTTGAAACTATCGAAGAGGCCAGAGAATTTATCCAGAATTTACCAAAGAACAAATCTAAAGAACAAATAGTTAAATATCTTAATAGAAACGGATATAGAACAGTAAGAGGATGCGAATTCACTGAAAGCCGATTAAGATATTACCTTGCAGATGATTTTACTCTCAGTTTTGATAGATATAGAAAAGCAGAACGCGAGCGTAATAGAAGAGCAAGCAAAAAAGGAGTACCAGCATGAGACTTGAACCAGTTCCCGTACCACCAGAACAAACAGCATTTAAAAAAGGAGTACCTATGAGTCAGCAATTAAGACAAGAAAGAGAGCAAGTAGAAAAGTCAGCAATCAAACATAAAGCCACACCCGATGAATTAGGAGCGCCAATAAGACGCGGACCAAAGCCCGGAAGCGGTGGAAGACCACGCAAAGAGCTTGGCGCAAATTACACGCCGAAAGCGGTGACTGATGGCTTCAGCGAGCTTGTAAAAGCTACGCTCGAACTACCAACCGAGCAGCATATTAAAGTATAACTCATATCTGCAGTAATCTCAATGCACCAGCGAGGTGAACTATGAAAACATCCGCCCTATACAAAGAAGTCGCAGGTATCGAAACATCACTAAAGCCAGGCGTGCCATTATCTCAGCAATTACGAGAGGAACGCAATGTAATCGAGAGAACTGCTATCGGATATCAAAAAAGCAAAGGCGAAGGACTCACACCCGATGAAAGACAAGGCATTACGCCGCTTGCGCTTAAAATACCACACGCAATGGCAGATCGATTCCGAGCACTTGCAAAGGCGCAAAACATCTCGCAAAGAGAGCTATTCCGCCGAGCACTAACTAAATACTTTAAAGATTTTGAGGATGTAAAATGAATTACGCGGAGTTTCTTAAAAAGAAGGTAAAATCAATCCAAGAGAGCGGATTTGATATTGAAGATAAGGATTTGAATACACACTTATTCCCATTTCAAAAATACATAGTTACAAAAGCACTGAAGAAAGGACGCTATGCTATATTTGCAGATTGTGGACTTGGTAAAACATTGATGCAACTTGAATGGGCAAATCAAGTTAATAAACAAACAGGAAAACCAGTACTGATACTCGCACCGCTCGCAGTATCTGGACAAACAATAAGCGAAGGCGCAAAGTTTGGCATTCCAATAAGCAAAGCAAAAGAATCCGATAATCATGGCGTTGTAATTACTAACTATGAGCAAATAGATAATGTAGACTGCTCTGAGTTTGCAGGCGTGGTACTTGATGAGTCTAGTATTCTAAAAAACTTTGAAGGTGAAACAAAAAAGAAAATAATAGATTCTTTTTACCATACTAAATATAAACTTGCTTGTACTGCAACGCCATCTCCTAATGATCCGATGGAACTCGGCAATCATGCTGAGTTTTTAAATATCATGAGTCGTAATGAAATGCTTGCAATGTATTTTGTCCACGATGGTGGTGAGACTTCAAAATGGAGATTAAAAGGCCATGCTGTTAGTACATTTTATTCTTTTGTTTCATCATGGGCAATTATGCTATCTAATCCAAGTAATATCGGATTCCCGATGGATGGATACGACTTGCCAAGTCTTAACATACAAGAAAAGAAAATCAAAACCGAAACTAGAGATAATGGATTGCTTTTTAATGATACTGCTATATCTGCAATTGACTTTAATCAAGAATTGCGACTCACTAAATTAGAACGCATTGATGAAGTTGTAAAACTTGTAAATAATTCAAATGAGAATTACATTATTTGGATTAAACAAAATGAAGAAGGTGAACTGCTTAGAAAACTGATACCGGATGCCATTGAAGTCAAAGGATCTGATTCTCCGGAATACAAAGAAAAGATGCTGCTTGGTTTTGCAAATAATGAATTTAGAGTATTGATTACTAAGACAAAAATTGCACAGTTTGGACTTAATTATCAAAACTGCAGAAATCAAGTATTTGCATCATTAGACTTTTCATTTGAAGGATTGTATCAAGCTATTAGACGCTCTTATAGGTTTGGTCAAAAGAATGAAGTCAATATCTATCTTATTACAACCGATACAATGCAAAATGTTATCCAATCAATAAAAACAAAACAGAATCAATTCGAGAATATGCAAAAGGAAATGGAGAAAAGTATGAATGCCAATGAGGATATATTTAAGCACGCTGAAGTCCAATCAAATGAAACAAGCAATGAATACTATACTATCAAGAATGGAGATAGTATTCAATTAATACAATCACTCGAATCAAATAGCATAGGGTTTAGTGTGTTTTCCCCTCCATTTGCAGAACTATACACTTACTCATCTCATATCGAAGACTTAGGAAATTCAAAAGATTACAAAGAATTTTTTGAGCAGTTTTCTTTCTTGGCTTCAGAACTATTTAGAGTCATTAAAGAAGGCCGTAATATCGCAGTACATTGCATGGACTTGCCTATTCAAAAAGGCAAAGAAGGATATATCGGACTTCGCGACTTTAGCGGAATGATAATACAGTTATTCCAGTCTGTTGGTTTTGTCTATCATTCGAGAGTAACTATTTGGAAAGATCCAGTAGTTGAAATGCAAAGAACAAAAGCACTAGGACTATTGCATAAACAAGTCAAAAAAGATAGCACTATGTCTCGCGTTGGTATTCCTGATTATGTTTTGATATTCCGAAAAGACGGCGATAGAGATGAGCCTGTTACTAATACTGATCTTTCTGTTGACTTATGGCAAAAATACGCATCACCTGTATGGATGGACATAAATTACTCGAATACTTTGCAAGGGTATCGTAATGCTAGAGAGGATCAAGATGAAAAGCACATTTGCCCGCTTCAACTTGATACCATTGAAAGATTAATTCACTTGTATACAAATAAAGGCGATACTGTATTCACTCCTTTTATGGGTATTGGTAGTGAAGTATATCAAGCGGTAAAAATGGATCGCTATGGAATCGGATTTGAATTGAAAGAGTCATATTTTAACCTTGCATCAAAAAATATGCAAGACCTTGTAAAGTCAAAAGGTCAGGAGGCTATATTTGCATGAATCACAATATGATATATGACGAGGGGGATGGATTAGCCTCCCCCTTCATCAAAGGCAAAAGCCTATCCGAGCAACTACGAGAAGAACGCGAAGAACTCGAACGCAAAACCAAACAAGCAATAAAAACTAAGAATAACCTTGCAGATTATTACTTTTCAAAACAAAAGAGACCGCAAATTCAATACGCTCAAATTAACCCGAAAACTAAAAGCGCTCACTTTATGACGCGAGGCATGGACTTTGCATTTGCTAACCCATACGCCGAGCTCTCCGGGCTTGAAGTCGAAATACTCAAACACTTTCCGACAAAACACACGCTCCGAGATAAAGTCAGATTCCAAGAGCTTATAGCAGCAAAGCGGATGTTTATATTCTTTGCAACCGTATATCTAAAGCTCACATCATTTAAGATCGCCGAATATCTAAACATGAATCGCTCGACTCTATCGCATCATATTTACGCGGCTATGGATGAACTCGATACATACTCGCAAGTGCAACTCACAGCTCAAAAAATCGAAGACTATCTCTGGACTCGACATGAACAATTTAGATCGTGAAACTACTTTACAAGTCGGATATTACATTGAGGAAAAAGTATGCCCTTACATCCGATCGGTCACATTAGTGACCTCGCGGCTGATACAAACCGCCAGCCGCTTGCTACGCTCCCTCTTTCGCAGCAACTAAGAATTGAGCGAGAGATCCTTTTTGGCAATAGGCCAAAGAAGCCACGCGGTAAGATCAAGCACCTC